GGGCACCTCCAGAAGGAGTCGCAGCGTAGTTCAGGTGGGGAAGACGGAGAGATCATCAAGGATGGTCGCTTGCGGATCGACGAACTCGACGAGCGGATCGCTACGCTACAGCACGCCGCTGTACAGCCGTGTCCCGAAGGGTCGGTTGAAGAACCTTCAGTTCCGGCGTGACGTGATCCGTCGCGTGATGGAGGAGCCGGGGTTTGCCCGCGTTCTGTGGCAGGCTTGCGCCGAGGACATCTTCTTCTACATCAACACGTTCGTCTGGACGTATGACCCCCGGAGCAAGCCGCACACGAAGGTCCCGTTCATCACGTACCCGTTTCAAGATCGAGGGCTTGATCTTCTCTTGGACAGCGTGGAGCACGAGTACGACGTGGTCGTGGAGAAGTCCCGGGACATGGGGGCTTCCTGGGTGTGTCTGACGGCGATCGAATGGATGTGGCACTTCCGCTCGCTCCAGACGTTCCTGCTGGCCTCCAGGACCGACGACTACGTGGACAAGCTGGGCGACCCTAAGAGCCTGTTCTGGAAGATCGACTTCATCCACAACAACTTGCCTCCGTGGATGATGCCGCCGGGGTTCGACTCCAGCCTCCACCGGAAGAGAGGCAACCTGGTCAACCCGGCCAACGGCTCGGTGGCTGTAGGAGAGGCGACGACCGAGGATCTGGGTCGTGGCGGGCGGTTCACCATTGCGATGTGCGACGAGTTCGCGGCCTGTGACTGTGGGTTGGGGATTCTCCGTTCGCTGCGTGACGCGACCAACACCCGCTGGTTCAACTCGACGCCCCAGGGTACGGGCAACGCCCACTACCGGATGGTGGTGAAGAGTCGGACCAACCCGGACGAGGTCCGTCCGATGCGGTTCCACTGGCCGGACCACCCGAGAAAACGCCCGGGGCTGTACACGTCGCACGAAGGGAAGCTGGAGCTACTGGACAAGGAGTACCGCCACGACCTGAACTACAAGTTCATCCTCGACGGCAAGCTCAGGAGTCCGTGGTACGACACGCAGTGTGCCCGAGCAGCTACTCCCCAGGAGATCGCCCAGGAGTTGGACATCGACTACCTGGGATCGGGTTACAACTTCTTCGACGTGAGCGACATCGAGTCGTACATCGCCACCTACTGCTGCAACCCGCAGCGGAAAGGGGACCTGTTGTTCGACCCCGACACGATGGAGCCGATGGACTTCGGGTCCAGTCAGCGGGGTTTCCTGTCCCTGTGGTGTCTGCTGAACGCCCACGACGAACCGCCCCAGGACAGAAGCTACGTGGTGGCGGTCGACGCCTCGGCCGGCACGGGGGCCAGCAACTCGGCGATCGCGGTGTGGGACGAGAAGACCCGGGAGAAGGTCGCCAGCTACGTCAACCCGTTCATCCGCCCCGAGGCGCTGGCCAAGGTGGCGGTGGCTCTGTGCAAGTGGTTCGGCGGGGCGCTGCTGATCTGGGAGACCAATGGATCCGGTCGGCAGTTCGGGGACGCGGTCCTGGAGATCGGCTACGGCAACGTGTTCTGCCCCACGCCTCCGGGCCAGGACACCGGCAAGCGATCAAAGAAGCCGGGTTGGAACCCGACGCGGGACAACAAGTACGCGCTTCTGGGCTACTACCGGCAGGGACTGCACGATCGGGACCTCATCAACCGCTGCGAGCAGTCGGTGGGCGAGACCCGTGAGTACCAGTTCATGGGCAACAACCAGGTGGAACACTCGGCGGTGGCCGACAACGAGGACCCCAGTGGCGCTCGTGAGCAGCACGGCGACCGGGTGATTTCCGACGCCCTGGCGGTGTGGGCGATGAAGGACAGGCCGAAGCCGACGGCCAAGGTCGTGACCGAGCCGCCGATTATGAGCCTGGCGCACCGGCGGAAGATGTGGAAGGCCGAGCGTGAGGCGAGCAAAGGAGCGTTCGTCTGGTGAACCCCAAAAGCATCGAAGATCGACGAAAGCTGATGACGACGGTGGGCGCCGACCTGAAGGTGCTCGAACCGCATCGTCGGAAGCGGAAGCAACTGCTGGACAAGCTGGCCGGGAGTGAGTACGGCGACGGTTCCGCGCTGCCCACGCCGTTCAACCACCTGGCCCAGCAGATGCAGGTCCACATCCAGCAATTGGCAGGCGGCGAGCCCCAGGCTCTGGTGCTGGCAAGCTCCGACCAGCACGAGATGGCGGCCTACGACCAGTCGCGGGCCCTGAACAAGGAGGCCAAGCGGCTGAGGATGCGGGCCAAGCTGCACCGGCTGATCCGCGATGCGATGGTCGGTGTGGGGATCGCCAAGGTGGGGATGGTTCACTCGGGCTACCTGCACACCTCGGAAGAACTGCCGATCGAGGGCGACCCGATCCCGCTGGGCGAGCTTTCGTTGGAGACGATCTCGCTGGACAACTTCGTTCTGGACACCCGCAGCGACGACATCGAGCGGTTGGAATACTGCGGCCACCGCTACTGGGTGTTGAAGGAGGATCTCGACCAGTACCTCGGCGACAAGACTTCCGAGGACACCAGCGAGGACGAGAAGGCGGTCTACGACGGGGACGGCAACGAGCGGGCGACCACGATCAGCCGCGGCACGGACACCCAGTGGGACGAGACACGAACTTCCCGGGTGTGGCTGTGGGACCTGTGGCTGCCACGGGAGAACGTGATTATCACCGTCCCGGTCGACGGGACCGGCGTGCGCGCCAAGGTCAGAAAGTGGAAGGGGCCCAGGCGGGGGCGGTACCACTTCCTCTACTTCGACGAGATCCCCGACCAAGTGATTCCCAAGGCGGACCTGGCCGACGTGGTCCATCTGCACGACTCGATGAACTCGACGTTCCGCAAGCTCGACCAGATGTGCCGCGACTACAAGATGATTACGGGCGTTCGGCAGGGCTTCGAGGACGACGGCACGAGTGTGCGGGATGCCAAGCACGGCGATACGGTGGCCATGCGGGATACCGATAGCGTCAAGCCGATCACGTACAACGGCCCCGACCAGGCGATGTTGGCCGTGTTCCTCCAGACCCGGGACCTGGCGAGTCTGGCCGGCGGCAACACCGACGCGATGGGCGGGCTAGGCCAACAGGGCGACACGCTCGGTCAAGAGCAGATCATCAAGGGCGCCGCCAACCAGCGGATCCAGTCGAGGCAGATCGCCACCGCCACGCTGACCGTGGAGCTGTTCGAGGCGATCCGCTGGCACCTGTGGCACGACCAGATGGTGCCGATCCCGTTCACGAAGGAAAACCCGTACACCGGACACAAGCTCCAGGCGTCCTGGTCGGCGATGGATGCCGAGGAGACCGACGCTCGGTTCGACGACTTCGAGGACCAGATCGAGCCGTACAGTCTCGTCTACAAGGGCCCCGAGCAGCGGATCCAGCAGTTGGTCGAGCTTTGGGAACGCATCCTGATGCCGGCCCTCCAGACCGGCACGTTGCAGGAGGCCCCGGACCTTCAGGCCCTGCTGGGGATCTTCTCTCGTTACATGAACCTGCCCGAGGTGAAGCAGATCACCAACGTGGTCGACCAGGAGATGATGCAGCAGATGGGCGGTGGGGACGGCCCGAGGCAGAGCCCGGTCACGACCCGGAACTACGTCCGCCAAGGCAAGCCGGGGATGAGCCGGCAGGGGGCCACGGCGACGATGACCCAACAGTTGATTGCGGGTGCCAACCAGCAGGGAGGTGGGGCGTGAAATACCGCGACAAGAGCAAGTGCATCCCGAAGCCGTCGAAGCTGTTCGGACGACAGATCGTCCTCAAAGACCCGGTCTGCGTGATGACCTCGCTGGGCGTTCACCCGTCCCAGGTGGCCGAGGCTACTGAAAACGCCAAGGCGATGGGCTGCGACGTGGACTTCGCCTCCAGGCCCGGGCGGGCCGTGATGCGGAGAAGCACGCGGCGAAAGTACATGACCGAGATCAACAAGCGGCGGGCGGACACCGCCAACCGCACCGAGGTAACCGATCACGCACGGATCGTAGACCTAGACGGAGGTTTTGGAGACGTAACCTGACAC